ATATTTCATCCGTTAGTTTTACTATATCTCTGAAGAATGGTTGATTTCTATACTCACCCCAAACACCGCCATACATTTGTTTGAATGTTAATTCTTTAGCTTCTTGTGTCGATACACCTAGCAATTCACCTAATAGTTCATATGTGTTTCTATCCCCAAAATTAAAATCAATCATATCACCTATGATACGTGGGTGATACCCTTGTATATCTAATTCAACAAATTTGTCGTTAGTGGGTCTGTAGCATAAGCGCTCGCCATTATTTTTATCCAGTGCAGCAAAGTTAATGCTATTGTATGTGTTTGATGGTCTACCAGTTAGTGTGTATAGGTTGTATTGGCTATATATTCTACCTTTGCTAAGGTTGAATTGTGGATATTGCAATTTATCACCGTATGAATCAATGAAGCATTGTTTATCTACTTTGATACCTTGTGATTCTATAGCGTGAAATACACGCGTTAAAGGGCCGTTATTAAACGCATAAACAACGTTATCTGCTCGAAACTTCTGTATTATTGGAAGTACTATATCAAATATATTCTCGCATTCTTCATAATGTTTACTAATTGGAATTAGTTTATTTGTTATTGGATTTGCGGTATGTTGTCTATAATAGAATGTATGACATGATGTAAATACACCTGTTAAATCTGGGTGTTCAATAAAGTTGATGTCATATAGTTTGTCTGTTTCTGCATATGGAAAATGATACAGCGCTTCTTTTTTATTCAACACAAATAAGCGATCAGTATTGTTTTTTAACCATATAATTGTTTCGCGTGCATCTAATGAGAATGATTCGTTGTGGTCTAAACACAACATATACCCTTTGTGTTGGGCAATATCCCGAATGTAAATTAAACTAAGCGGGCTGAGTTTAGGATGGTAGTTGTCGTTTTGTTGAATAAACTGAACAAAGCAATCATTGAATGAGGGGAGTTGTTCTAGTTGATCTTGGCGCTCAATAATGTAAAACATATTTCATAACCTTTAGATGAATATAATAAGAGGATTTTGCTTCTAAAAACCTAAAAAATCTTTTATACCTGGGAGTTGGCTTTCAGCTTCATTTATGTTTTGAGGTATCCCTTGAGCATATCCAGGAGAAGGGATAAATAATACTGTTGTAACTTGGTATAAAGGATTTGTTTTTAATTGGTCATAAGTATCTTTATTAATTTCCTTTATTATTATAGGTTGTTGGTTTCTTTTTCTACAATAAAATTTAGAAACATTAGAATCTATTCCTTTAATAGAAGAAGGACCGTTAGGGATACTAGTAATATTAGGTGATTGAATTTGTTGAGAGGTTATTCCTGTTATAGCTGAATAGAGAGCTGTTGATTTTCCTTTGCTAAGTAATGCATTTCTATTACTAATAGGGGTTAGTTTAGGAGCATTAAGATCAAATGTTTTTCCAGCATATAAAATACTATTTAATTCATAATAATATCCTTTATAAGGAGCATTTGTTGCTTCTATAATAAATTCACCACCGGAGGTATATTTTTCTTTTATTTTATTTTTTGGAATGTTTAATGCCATATTTTTAAAATTTTGGAGCAAATACATTTCCTTTTGTTACATTTGGAGTAGCATTAATATTACCTGCTCCTGTAGGGGGAAGATTTTGAGAAGGAGCTAAAGGAATAGAAACTCCATTTCTATTTATTGCTTCTAAATATATGTTATATATATCTTGAGGACCTTCTTTTCCTCCTTGGGGAGGATATTGATAACGTCCATTTCTATCTGGTATAGAGGCCCATTCTCCGGCAAAATTAGTTTTTCCTATTCCTAACATTTTAAGAAAAGCTTCATTTTTAGAAACATCTTTTACTCCTGATGATGCTATATTATATGCTTCTTGAGTTGTAGCTTCTGTTGTTCTACCTAATACTTTTTTCCACCCTGCTAGATCTTGGTTTTTCTGAGAAAAAGCAATATTTCCTACTGTTCCTATCCAGGTATCATATAAAAATTGATATCTTCCTGCTGCTGTTGAGCATTTCTTTCCAAAAGGCCAACATATATTAGGGTGTTTTTGTGTTGTATCTGCTGTCCATCCTGCTATAGCCTTATTACTAAACATTATATCATATCCATTTTGACCTACTTTTGCTGTTCCTTCAGTATATGATATCATATCTAACAATACTCTTCCATGAATAGGAACAGATTTATCTACTTGTCCAAATTTTTCTAAAACATTAGCAGATATAGGAGCATTTCCTCCTAAATTTAAAGGTGTTATTTGTTCAGCAAAAGTTGATTCTATTAAAGCTTTCCATCCTGCTATATCAATTAATCCCCATTCTGATTTTGTGTCATCTAATACTATATTTAAAGAATCTATTTGAGTTGACCAATCACCATTAGATATAGTGTGACTAATAGAAGTAACAGCATTACCTAATTTTGATCCTATATTTCCTTCCCCTTTATATCCTTTAGGCATTATGTCTTCAGATAATCTGAACATATGACCTATTACTAGTCCTCCTATTCCATCCATTTCACATGAAAATTTAGTTGGAATTAGATTTCTATTACTGCCTGGTGATTTGAGTAGAGATTGAAAGTATACTATTATGTCTCTCAAAGCATTTTTAGCATCTGATGCTAAAATAGAAAAATCTGTTTTTGACTCACTACTGTCTACTTTAGGAACATCAGATAGGGAAGAAAAGGCAAGTATTATTTGAGCCATTCCGTTTACTATGGTAGGAACCTTATTATTTAATGTTCCTGGTGGGCTTAATATTCCATCTAATTTTTCTGGGATGATTCTATCTATTAGGCTTCTATTAAAATCAATAAAGGTATTTGTTTGCATTCCTAGTTGCCCACCCCTAGCTTGTGAGCCAATAGCAATAGTAGCTCCTTGATCAGGAAATATTTGTGATTGCAGTGTGTATGATCTTACAACTGATTGTAGATTATGAACTTGTAGTTCAAATAAATTTTCATATGTTGCTTTTGTAACTTCAGTATAATTAACATCAATTATTCGAGCTACATTATTATCCACAGGATCAACATGAATTTCAAAATTACTAACATTACCTATTGCCGATTGAATATCAGAAACTATTTTTTTAAGATAACTTAATAAACTAATTTCATTTTTTCCTTTACTGTCTCCTGCTTGAAGATTACTACCTAAGGCTTGTTGAAAAAGATAATTTACATTTACATAAATATTTTTTATAACCCCTATTTCACTTGCTGGGTCTCCTCCATAAAAGTAATCATTAGGGAGTTCTTTTAATTTTTGTATATTTGCAAGTGCTTTTTTAGCTTTTTGTCGAATAGTAAGCTGAGAGAGGACAGTAGTGGAACTTGCGGGAGGTACTGTTATTGTTATAGTATCTTCAATAAAATTTGTAACTCTTTTAAGTCTATTATCAAAAAAAGGAGTATATTTTAATTCTATCCCAATACGTTTTAAATGGTTTTCAATTCTTACAAGTAATCTATAATCTTCATTTCCTAATTCTTCATTTATTATTTGTTGAATACTTCTGTAGTTTTCCTTTCCATAATTTTGTTTTTCATCCTTAATAAGAGCTTCTACAGCATTGTATGTGTCTACACTATCAATCGCTAATATGCCTTCTTCAAGAGTTATTTCATCTGTTCCTTCTGCAGTATCCCAGCCATCTTTTATCTTTTGAGCTATGGATTTAACTCTGTCTACTTCAGTATTAGCTTCTACAGACTGATCAGAAACATCAATAGGTCCTCCCTGTTCATACCATAATGGACTTTTTATCAAACATACACTAGGATCTACAGATACTTGTAGTGGATGAGCAGTACAATATAAATCAGTAACTGGTGACCCATCGTATTCATTTGATTTGAGAGATAATCTAACTAGTGGTTTTTTATCCTTTGATCCTTTTGCTATAATGTAATCATTAAGTAAATTACACATTGTTCCTAGTGTAATATAAGTTTGATAATTGTTTGTAGATAAAGAAGGAATAGTAGCATCTGGAGAAGGAGATAAGCTAGGAAATAAGTAATTGATAATACCTCCTTTTTCTATTGCTGAACTTAAAGAAATGGCAGATGAGGGGTCTGTTGATTTATAGTAAAGTTCAGCCCACATTCCTGCTAGTATGTTTTTTTGATAAAACCCAATCCAGTTTTCTGTACTTCCTGGTTTGGGAAATTCTTTTATTAAGAGACCTTTTTGTTGTGGTGCTACAAAATTAGCCGCTTCTGCACTAGCTACTAAGCCAATTTGAGGTGGAGGAGGAGGAGCTAAAGGAACAACTACATTACTTTGAGAAGGAGCAGCAATAGGTAAAGCTGTGTTATAATTTATTTTTAGCGATTCAATTATCTCTCCTGTTGTTATAATGTTTGTTTGGCAATCATATCCACCATCCATTCTAGCAGACCATTGATAATTTTTAACATACCCAAACATTGCATCATAGTTGCCTCCATATTTTACAGATTTTTGAAATAATTCTCTAAATAATGTTGTTCTTTCTACATTTTCTTTATTTAATATATCATAATAATCTGTAAAATTAGGTTGATATTTTCCTTTATTATCTAAATATGGCGTCCATCCCCATTCTAATAGTAATGTATAGCCGGGACGCATATATAATACTTCTAAATCTTCTAGTTGTTGTATGTCCCAGCATTGGAAGTTTACTGTGGCTTCTCTTAATGAGCCATATGCGCTTAATGATTTTATTTCTACACTAGTAATACCGGGCATTGGTCTGATACCTAAACGATAGCGAGTACCATTTTGAGAAAAGTTACTATAAGCATTAGAAAAACCAGCTCCTACTCCTGATTTTAATGAACCAGTGAATGCTGTTCCTATTTTTGATGTATCGTTTAATGTACCTCCTTGTAAAACATATTTTCGTGCTAGGGCTCCTTTATCATTATTTACATCAACAGATGAAACCATTCTAACCCAAGCATTACGAGAATTAAGATATTGAAGGGCTTGAGGTGTACGGCTTATCATCGCATCTTGGCGAACGTTAAGTTGTTTTTTTACATCTTCAGTAAAGGTACTTTTGAATATAGACATAACATTTATCGGGCTCTATTGAATTGATTAAATAAATCTAATACTCTATTTAAATCTGTTGGTATTCTTAATTGTGTACCAGGCACAGGAAATAAAAAACCATCAGTAATATTATTGTTTGCTGCTGCTATTACCCACCACATTTCTGGGTCATTGTAGTATGTATATGCTAGATAATCAAGTCTATCTCCTACAGTTGTGATAATATATATATCACTTTCTGAAGGAGGAATGTTAGGATACTGCTTATTTTTTATATAAGGTATTCCTTGGTTTGTTTTTAATGTTATTGAGTTATCGTAGCGTGTCATTTATATTAAAATCTAAAATTAGATAGATATTGTATTATATCAGCATCTGCTCCTGTACTATTTTGTGCTAAGAATGAAGTATTTTTATCTTTAGCTTCAATTCTATTTTTTCTTCTTGTATCAGCTCCAATAGGTGTAAAATTCATTTGTACTTCTATAATATGAGGTAATATTAATTGTTTTACTCCACCTTCTGGTTCATCGATTGCAATTTCCCAAGGTGAATCATTTGGTATAGTATACGAAATAGAATCTATTTTTCCAAACTGAGCGTCCAAATAATTACCTACTGTTAATCTATGTAGTGGGCCCCTCATTAGATTATTTTTATAATCTGGCATTAGACTAGCCATTAAATAATTTAATTTAGAGTACATGGGTTGCATTTCTTCAGCAGATAATGCTGCTACTTTAAATCCAACTTGTATTTTACGGGTAAATCCAGTGTATACATAAAAAGGATTACCTCTACCTACATAGTTTATATCAGTCCACTTAGCATCAACGTTATCTGAGAAGGATGTTAGATATGCCCTAAATACCATAAAATCACTAGTGGCAGGGAAGTCAGTATCTACTGATTGTATAGTAAATTTTACTAGATCTCTTATATTATAATCTACACCATCTATAGTAGCTTTATTATCATACCAGTATGATGTATTTGAAAATATAGGTGTTAAATTAATTGAGTCTGCTGCTCTTAATTCTTTGCTGCTACCGCTAATTTTAGCTTTACCAAATGATCCTACTCTTGTTTCACGAGAAATATCATTCCAACTAGGAAATTTAGCATATATAACATCACCATATGTATTTTTATAGCCTATTGTTCCAATATCTGTTGTTGAATAATTTTTAGTACTTGTATCATATATACCAAATTGATTAACATTTATTTCTATTGTTCCAGAACCAGTAGGAACTGTTGCTTTTTTATCTGGGTTAATTAGTTGTTGTTGGGCATTTATTTGATTTACTAGTTCTGCATATTTTCTAAGACTAGGAATTGTAGATCCATATTTTACTGCTGTAAAATCTCTTGGAGTGCTTTTTCTATCTGGGTTTTCTGGGTTTATAAAATCAAATAGCCTTTCATCTTGTCTAGACACTCCCGTGTCTGCTATTGTTATTAAATCTAATGTATTAGAATTAGCTTCTTGTTCTTGTGTTCTAGTTAAATCATTTGTAGTTCTTCTAGCTATATCTCTGAATAAACTTTCATTAGGATTATAGCTAGTAACTACTCCTCTTTTTATATCTGTATAACCTATTCCATAAACAGAACTAGGTCCTCCAATGTATGATAAAGAAGGTATTCTTCCTTTTGAATCTATTTTAGGAGGAAGAAATTGTCTTTCGGGAAATAAAAGAGTAGAAGTGCCTGGTACCATATTAGGATCAGGATCTGGTTCATTAAGAACAGACATGTATTGATTTTCTCCTGGTACTTCTTGGCGAATAGGGGGTGGTTGGCTTTGTCTTGATTGTGCTTGTCTAAAAAAAGTTTGAGCAGGTATGTCTAGTTCTGCTTTTAAATCTACTAATCTATTAGTATTATTATCAAAATTTTTTGTTCTAACTACATTATAGTATAATTTACTTTCATCATTGTTAGGAAGTAAACCATGCCTCATTATATGACCACCAAGTGCATTAACCGGTACTTGTGCTAATGTATTAAGACCCAAGTTATAAATACGAGTAGGACCTACGGCATTTTGTATTCCAGTAGCTACATTAGATACAAAATTAATAGCGTTATTTAAGAAGCCTTGTCCACTAATAGGTTTATTTGCAGGTTGTGTTGTTGATTCTAAACGTGGATTAGATAGTTGTAATCCAACTTGTTTAACTATAAATAATGGTCCTTGTGGAAAATCAGTTAAAAATTTACTGATGCGAAGTGTGTCAACAATAGCGGCATTAGCAGTGCCTACAGCGCCTCCTCTAATTAGTCCATCATCAAATTTGGTAAAGCGTAATCTATTAATTCCACTATCAACAGTATTGATGTCTGTTACTATGTAAGGTTGGCGGCTATTTCCACCACCAGGTTGATCCTGGCCATACTTAAGTGATTTTAAGTCGGTTTTTAAATTTAATAGGGCCATTATGTTATTTTATTAATAGCGTCCTGGTTGAGGTCCTAAGTCTTTATAGCGGCGACCTGATGGTGATTTGTATATTTGAGATACAACACCTCCTGTTCCGGCTTGGTAATTATTAGGAGCATTAGAGTCTAACTCATCTAATCTAGATGGAGATGTTACTGCTGTTGCTCCACCTAATGCCGTTCTATTAAAATCCACAATACGAACATTAGGATTACCATCGACAGAATATGTGTTTTGTAAATTACTTAACGCAGGATCTAGTTGATTGCTAGAGTCTGGGTAGCCCCATGATGGTTGAGTTGGGTTTGCCGCTAATCGGTTACCTTGTAAGCTTAATGTGCTGTTTGGTAATTGATCGAGTACTGATGCCATAGTTATATTATTTTATGTGTCAATAAATATTAAAAATTTATGCTAGTCCGTATGTTCGTTGTGCTTGGTTTGTACCAAATCTAGAATTACGTGATATGTTATCAATAAATGGATTTTCACCAGCAATAAATGCTTCTGCTGGTCTATTTAAAGATTGTTCTAGTAATTCATTAGTTCGCTGTTGTTGTTTTAGAAGTCCAGTATTCATATTAGGCATAGTAATTGCTCCTTTGGGGGAAGATATGACGTCATCTCCTTTTTTAAATAAATCTGTTCCTGCTATTACTGTATCTTTATCGTTTAAAGCAATAGCTCCTTCTGGGCCGAATAGTGTTCGTTTTCCATATCCTCCTTCAGATACAATATCGTCTCCTTTACTGGAGAATAGTTTAGATAATCCTGCTACTGCTGCTATTGCTAAAGGAATACCTAATCCAAAAGGTATTTTAGCAAAAGATTGGAATATAGCAGATACACCTGCTTGGAATCCTTTTACAGCAAATACTCTCATTATTGCACTACCTTTTAATAATATAGGTATCAATCCTAGTAAAATTCCAGATAATCCACCAAGTGATTCTCCTATTTTTACTGAATAGTGCATTACAGTTGTAAAAGCATCCAGTATTTTTCCTATAGGACCTTCTAATAAAGTTCCAAGTAATTCTTGAAGCTTTACTACAGCATCATTAAAATTTTCTTGAGCCGATCTTTGATTTTCTACCTTTTCTAAATATTCTTCAGCTGACATGTTTTTTGCTTCCATATCTTTAAGCTGATCTGCATTTAATTTACTTGCTGCATCTCCGTATTTATTTATAGCTTCTTGTTTCATTAACATATCAGCCATTTCATCTCTACTTACACCAAATGCTTTAGCTAAAGAATTTTGAGCTATAACATTCATATTTTGGAAATCATTTAATGATCCAGCTTGTTTAGCCATTTCTCTCATTACTTCTGTTTGATTTCCTGTTAGAGCAGCGTAACGAGCCGCTTCAAAATTAAGTTTTCTATTAGTAAGTAATTCTGCTTCTAGTTCATTTTGAATTGATGATTGCCAATCTAATAATGAATCACCTATCTTATCTACTTGTTCTAATGATGTACCTAATTTTTTAGCTTCAACTACAGCAGCGGCTAATGCTTTTGGATTATTTTGAAATTTAACTAATATACCTGCACTTAGTTTACCTATGCTAGATAATAGTTCTTTGTCGCTAAGGTGAATTTTATTAGCTCTAGCAGCTTCCATTCCTGCTACACGTAAATCAGAAACATATTTTCTAGTTGTTGTTCCTGTAACTGCTGATACTTTTGCTAGTTTACCTGCTTCATCTGCTGTTAATCCTGTAAGTTCTGTTAATTTAGCAAATGTTTCTCTTTCTTCATTCCCAAAATCAACTGCTATACCTAATTGCTCTGTTAATCCTGCTTGAGCTTTAACTAATCTTTCTACAGTAACAAATGAATCTTTGGATGCATTAGAATATTGTTGCATTCCATCTCTTAACTTATCTGCTTCTTCTCTACTAACACCTAAAGATCTTCCTAGTTCAGCTATTTGTTTTTGAGCTTTAAAAGTAGCTTCTAATATTTTTTCAAACGTAAACACAGCTGTAAAACCTAAAGCTTGATTAACTTTGTTTAAAGTTTCTTCTGCTTGCTTAACTTTAAGTTTCTTTTTAGCTAATTCAAGTTCTTTTTTTGCTTCTGCTACTGTATCAGCATGAGTTTGTTTAATTTTGATTACTGTTTCAAGGGTATGTTGTTCTTCTTTTTGTTTTTGGGTAATTTCACTAACTAATTTTTTTGACACTTCTACATCTTCTTTTGCATTGTCTAAATTCATTTTAGCAATGTCTAGTTGAGCTTTACTAATACGTTGACCACTCATTTTAGCTTGAAGAAGCTGATCATATCTATCTTTTGCTTGATCCTGAATAACTGTGGCTTGATTTAAAGCGGTTTTTTCTTGTTGAAGAGTTTGTAGTAAATCAGTATTTGTTTTAAGGGAGTCTCTATACTTTTTATTTAAGTCTCCTTGAATAGCATTGTATTCTTTTTCAGTTTTAACTAAATTTTCTGATAAGTGAGTTATAGTTTTTGATAAATCTTTAGCAGTAGCTGTTTTATCTAAACGTTGTTGGATAGATGTATTAATTGTGCTAAGAGTGGAAGATAGTTGTTTGGTATAATCTAATATTCCTTTATCTTCATCTTTTAATTTACCAGCAGATCTAGCGATTTTCTCATAATGAGATACCATCTCTTTAAGAGTAATATTTTGCTCTTCAAGAGATCTTAATCGTTTTTCTTCTTCTTCTGGTGTTAGTTTATCAGCCATAATACAGTATTATACGTATAAATATTAAAGGCGCCTATTTCTTGGGCGCCTTTGCAGTATAAGTGGGTGTTGGAGTTATGTTCGGTCGTGCTATTTCACTTTTACCTTTATTTTTCATCATGTTGTTATGTTTCTCATATTCCTCTGCCTCTTTATCATAGTGTTCTTTAATCATATTAAACGTGGTTTTACGTAACCATATTGGCATATTATATACAGTATCCCAATCGTACCCACCTTTACCATGAAATACTATTTCGTGGATTTGTTTAAATAGGTATAACCTATGCTCCGACGTCAGGCCAAAAAAAGTTAAGAGAAACTGGAATCATTATACCCTCCCCTGTATAATTTTCATCATCTGGAATAAATTTTAATTCAATATCGGGTTGGATTTTAGCGTAATATTCACGTAATGCTCTAGCTTCTGCTGCTAACAAAAAATTATCTACAAAATTACGAATTTCTTTTTGTTCACGATTACCATTAATAGAGGTAATCATGTGTTTCATTCTAGTTGTGATGTCTGGCGATGAATTTGGGTTGATTTTTTTCAATCCTTTAATTTCATCTTCAATTTTTTTCTCATCGCCGTGTGTTAACAATTTAAATGTTACTGTGTTCCCTGATTTAGGTAAATCAAATGTAAATTCGTTTGTGCCTGCTTTAAATAATGATTCATCTATTTGTTTTTCTTCTAATTTAGATAAATCTACTTTAGCTTCTAACTCATCACCTCGACCATTAGTATATTTAAATTCATACTCAGCTCCATATCCTAAAACACGAGCTGCAATCAATATTGCATTTTTATCACCAATCAATAAATCATCATAATTAATTGGAGTAACGATTAATGATTGGAGTAATTTATCAATTACTGTACCATTTTTAATGTAGTTAACATTAGAAAGAATATCTTCTTCCTTAGCTGTCATGTACTTCATTTCTACTTCACCTTTAGCAAGTGGTGAATCTTTAGCGTACAATAAACCTTTTGAAGGTAACGAAACGACTTCTGTCGGTAACTTTAATTCTGCCATAAACGTATTTTATTTTTATTTGTTCGTATATAAATATATGCAAAAGGAAAGCGTTTGCCAAAAAGACAAACGCTTCGAAGAAAGAAATATGAAGGGTGATTAGAAGTTCAATACGCAATAATCCATAGCAAGTGTCACATTAAGTGTAATTGCTGAATCGCCAGTTGCCCAATCGTATTCACCAAAAGTGGCTGTTTTGCAATAAGCACCTTTGATAATCCATTCACCAACGATATCACCTACAGGGCCTAAGATATTCAATGTGAGGTCTTTCTTATAAAAATCAGAATAACCATCACGTCCTGTTACTGATTCGTGAGCCAAACGAGCCCATTCCATTACTGATTGAGCACCACTTGGTGTGATTGGGTCATATAATTCTAAAGTCATGTCATTCCAACGAACTTTACCTTTTACTTTGCGGTAAACGTTGATATGCTCTAATATGATTTCACCAGCTTCAAATCCAGGAGCAGAAGCTTTCTTAATTAAATATGCTGGGATACCGTCAATGTACATTATAAAGCGATTAGGAACTTTAGGTTCATACGCTGTAAACATTATTTCATTTGGATTCAATACGGCCATTTTATGTTGTATTTTGTTTTGTTATCAATAAATATTAGGAACTACATCCCCTTATGCAGGGAATGTAGCGCCAGTTGGAAGAATGTTAAAGTTCAAGATAATAAATTCAGCTGTTTTAGTTGGTTGAATATAAATCTGACCTACTAATTGGTTACGATCTACAACATCAGGTGTATTGTTTGTATCATCCATTACAACTTTGTAAGCGTATAAACCTTGACGTTGTACTACTGAACTTAAGTATGGGTTAACTTGAGACAAGAATCTGTTACGTGTTACTGTTGTATTTTGTTCGAATACTAAGTTACGAGAGATACTACCTATAAATCCTTTTAATGCGATTAACAAACGACGAACATTTACGCGATCAAGAGCTGTTGGTTTCTTTTGTAATGTCTTTTGACCCCAAACACATACTCCAGTTCCTGGGAATGTAGCTAATGGGTTAACACCTTTAGTATATAATGTATCTCTATCTGATTGTGATAATCTACGTTCAGCTAATACTACTGATGGGATACCACCTCTGTTTAAACCAGCTGGTGCGAACCATTCAGCACCTACTTGGTCGTTGAATGCTAATACGCCACCGATTACTGTTGATGGAGGGCACCATACAGATTTACCTAAGTTTGAGCTATATAATTGAACCCAAGGATAATATGTTGCTGCATAGTTGCTATTTGATCCAGCAGCATTTTGAGTTGCTTGATTAATTGCAGTTCCATATTTTCCAGTATCTACAATAGCAATAGCATCCCCTCTACTTTCAACAGTTGCTATCATATTATCAGCAGCTGATGTATCTAAACCAATACCAGGAGCCATTAATACATTGAATTGGTATTCGTCTTTGTTTGATAATAAAGCAAATGCTTCAGTATAATCGTTTGCTGTAAAGCCTTGAATATTATCTGCAGAATAATCTGTACCTGTTCCTATAAGTTCATTAAATAAAGGAGTTGTAGCATTTGTAGCAGCAACACCACCACTAAATGATCCACTACCTATTTGAGGTAATGTTAAAGCATAAGAACCAGTTTTATAGTTACCATTATTATCTAATGAATCTACGTTTGGAGTAACTACTGAAGATACACGAACATATCTTGATATGTTTGGATAAGTACCTTTAAATACTATTCTATCTTCACTAGCATTATATTCTGGTTTTAAATCACCAATAACACGGCCTATATAGTTTGGTAATTGAGGATCCAAACTCATATTTGCCCATGTTTCTAATATGTTCTTTTGAGAAGTATTATCGTCACCCCTACGAACTACAAGTGTAAATGTACCACCATCTGATCCACTATTTACATTAGTTACTTCCCAACGTATATTTTGAGCTGAACCACTAGGTAAAGCTCCATTTACTTCAGTTCCACCTGAGTTGTTCATTTGATCTCCCCAAGATAATGTTTCAAGAACAAATGAATTATTTACCGTTCCGTTAGCACCACCACTAAATAAAGTTTTAGTTCCTGTTGTATCACCTATATAACGTAAAGAGCTACTTACGAACCAGTTGCTATTAGGAGTAGTATTTTGATTTGCTGTTGTAGTAGCAGTAATAGTTAATGTACCTGCGTTATAAGATGCAGAAAAATTATTATTAAAGAAACTAGCGTTATTATTAATAGAGGCAGTAACATATCCTCCTACAGTATCTAATGTAGTAGAACCGCTTGTTCCTATATAAACATAATCAAATGCAGTATTATAATAAATAGCTCCCGCAGTAAAACTATTACTAAAAATAACATAATAATTATTTACTCCAGGAATACCTAATTGAATTGCTTTACTTCCTGTATCACTTGATAGTAAAGAAAAGGCAGCTGTTGCTTTTGTTCCTGCTGTAGCTGATACGCTACTAGGTACACTAGATTGAGCATATGTATTATAATCTGATCCACTAATGATTCTAGTTACTAATAATGTTTGACCGCCATTGTTAAAATATTCACGAGCAGTCATTGATGTGAAATATTCATAATAGTAACTACCATTTTTGAATATATCACCAAAAAGAGATAGGTATTGGTTATATGTAGTAACGTAAGTAGGTATCATTGGACGACCACTTACTGTAGGACCTACAATAGCAGCGCCCACTACCTGTGGAGCTTGCGTATATAAGCTTTGGTCTGATTCAATCTGGAATACACCAGGAGAGAGAATTACTTCTGACATTTTTTATGATTTTGTTTTAATTTATTACGGGGTTTTACCTAATAATAAATATCTACAAAACCATACAAAACGCAGAAGTAATATAATTAAATTGGGGTTACTTCGCCAGTTTCAATATTAATGTTACCGGTTCCGTATTTTTCTTGTAATGTAGAGAGGAGTTCTTTTTCGCGCTCTGTGAGTTTCTTAATGTCATTTAAAACATTAGATTTTTCTGTTTCCATAAACGCTTTATGGTTAGCCATTTCAGCTAATTGTGCTTCAAGGCTACCTAATTCAAACACATGTTTGTTATACTGTGATTGCATTTCTTTGATCTTTGCAATTTCTTCTTCTGTAAGTTTTTTTACTTCTTCTGACATATTTTAAAATTATTTTATTGTTTCCAGCGCTGATCTGGACAGGCTTCTGGGCCTGGTAGTGGTGAAAATATTTTTTTACTTAATGGACATCCACATAATCCACAGGTATACATATCTATGTGCTTATGATATTCTTTATGTGGGCAAGTATCACAAACAGATGCTCTATATTCTGCTATAGCTTTTTGCTCAGGAGTAGGGTTAGCTGCAGCAATCCAAGCTTTAGCTATTTCTACTATTTTAAGCATTTACTTTAGCTGGTTTTTTCTTTGGTTGTGGTTTCTTTTTCTTTTTAGCAGTCATTGTTGGTGCTGAAGGAGGAGTAGTTGGTACTACTTCTACAGTAGGCACTGTTTCTACATAGGATTCTTCAGGAACATTAGATGCTTCAATTTCCTCTACAGGTGAATGAACGGGGGTAGCTGATGGTTTGTCAATTTTCTTCTTTAAAGTTAAGAATACTGTAGCTACAATTACTAAAGTGATAATTACGAATAACATATTTTATTATATTTGTTTGATATAAATATATACAAAAAGAGGAAGACAACCAAATTTTTTAGCTATTTTGTTGTAACCAATCTCTATATTCTTGTTCTGTATCAAACACAAGCATTTGATTATTTTTTATTACTCTGTTTTTAGTTATATAATCTGTAATAGGAACATCGTTAATATCAACAGGGATCAGGTAGGATGTTGTTGATATTGATCCTATATTATTGGTAGTGACTGTAGTTTCTTCTACTGTGATTAAGTTGTATGTATTCATATTTTATATTTTTTATGTTCCTTGCCAATTAAACCAAAACAATTGTTGACTAAAAGCTCCCCAATAGTGAACTGGGTTTAAGCTAGGTCTAACACCGGCATATGTTCCAAAGCTTCCGAAGGTTGAATCTGATATGTCTGTAGTAATGTAAGTAGATGCTATCCAACCAAAAGTTCTTAGTTGAGCTACAGTTGTAGCACTATTACCGTACACTAGTAGTATTTGGTCTCCTATCTTAATACCGCTTGTTGATATTGTTGTCCTTTTAACACCTGTTGAGGTCGTAAATCCAGCAGCATTATTAACATCTGTAAATCCAACTCTTCTAAAAGGAATAGCATGATCACTGTTGAATCTTTGTCCAACGTATATTGCCATCTCGGCCCACGTTACTGATGATGCTGCTGTAGTTACATTGTATATTACGTCTATTGATGTATATTCTTTATCTGCTTTACCAAGAGTTGTCATATAAACAGCATTACTTAATAACGAAGCTGCTGTACCTGCACCTCCCGGTCTCCAACCTAATGTGCCTTTCATTGTGTTTGCAAGTACTTGGTAGTTGTATGTTTCTTTATTACCTAAAGAATCTAATACTTCCCATCCTTTTTCAAGTTGGTACTGTAAAGTATCTCCCACTCCTAGGGTAGCTCTAAATACAACTCTTGTATTTGTTCCATCAAATACCTGTACTATTACAGTTTCAGATGATGAGTCAGCGTTGAATATAGAGCAGTATCTTAACTCATTTTGTTGTCCACTACTTGGAGATGGTACTAAATCAACTGCTGTTGTATCATTTGATGTACCGTTATTTGATACTAGAGTAACACCAGTAGCTGTATAATTGTTATAATCAACAGTAAAAGGTAGCTCTGTAGCTGCTGTACTACCTAATTTGAATTGTATTTTATCTGATGTTCCTGTTATTATCATTTTTTATCATTTAGTCTCCCATCCATGTTATTCTTGGTGGTGTAACAGTTGTACTTATAGTTGTTGATGATAGTGATGAACTTAGACTGGGTCTGCTGCTACCTGCTGTTAAAAAGAATCCAGCACTTATATTATCAGGAACGCTATTTGATCTAAACGATACAGAAGTAACTGCTGAGTTTCCTAATACTAGCCATAAATCATCTCCTGCGTTTATACCTGTTACTGGAATATAGTTAGCTATAGGAGCAACACTATTTCTAGCCCATGGAGCACTTGTATCAACAAACCCACATCTCGTAAGTGTTGTAGCTGATCCTAATGATGGCGTTCCTTTATATATAGCAGCTTCGGCCCAGGTAACTGTTACGGCTACGGCTGATATGTAAAAAGCTATGACTATATTTTTATGAGCTCCTGTTGCTTTACCTATATAATAACAATATGTTGTTGTTTGTAGTTGTAAAGAAGTAGCGGCTTGTGATAATGAGAATTCTGGTATTATTGGATTGCTTACAATTGGGCTGTTTGTATTAAATGTTTTTGTTGATCCATTAACATCAAATGCTTTCCATCCGGTTTTATGTGTATACTGTAAGTATTCGTTAACTTGCAGTGTTGTACTGATAACATCTTTAGTTGTTCCATTATAATTTGTCCTTACAGTAACTGTTGACTGAGCGCTGTCCGCATTAAATATATTACAGTATTTTAATTGGTGTTGATTTCCACTACTTGGAGCAGGTACTATATTTACAGCACTTGTATTACTTGACGTTGTACAATTTTTTACAGGTGTAATGGAAGTAGATGATATCCTGTTATAGGAAGCATTTATATGCAACTGATTAGTTGCTGCATTTGCTCCTAAAACTAAATCAATACTATCTAGTGAACTTGTTACTATCATTTTCCTTTATTGTTTATGTTCCTTGATATACACCTTGCCAAGCTATCCATATTGGTGCATTAGTACTATCAACACTTCCTGTAAAGCTAGTTACCGTACTCGGTCTAGTTGATCCTGACGTTTGATAGAAGCCGGCTGCTAAGTTATCAACTACGCCTGCTCTATAGACAGTAGCTGTCGATCCTGAACTAGCAAATACTGCCCATAGATCATCTCCTATAGCTATACTGCTTGTTATAGGTACTGTTGTTGTTTTTACATCGGCCGTGCTTGTAAAGCTACTAGAGGCATCGGCATACCCTAATCTAGTAAATATACTTCCCGTTCGTAACGTTGGCACACCACTATATATTGCAATTTCTCCCCATGCCCCTCCACCAGCCAAAGCTGTTGTTGTTCTATATTGTACCTTAACAGACGAATATGGTCTTTCAGCTCTACCTAAATAGATGCAATAAGCTGTATTGTTAACTGATGTAAATGTTGTTGCTGCTCCTGCTGCTCCAAACCACTCAGGCATCCTAATCGAGCTAGGCATCCTATTATATCCAGTTATTTTTTCTTCGCCATTAGCTGTGTAAATTCTCCAACCCATCTCTTCAGAGTATTGAATTGATTCACTTACTCTTAAATAAACGTATAATAAGTTTCTATATGATCCATTATCATTAAATCTAACTTTTGTACCTACATCTTGACTACCAACATTGTTTATAGCGCAATATTTTAGTTGGTGTTGTTGATTAACTGATGGAGGTGGTACTAGGTTTACTGATGAAGTGTCGTTTGTTGTACCATAGCTGGCTGTTGGTGTTACAGTTGTGCTGGTGTAAGCAGTGTAGTAGGTAGTGTAGTTTAGTTGAGTTGTTACTACTTTATCTAATACTATTTCTAAGCTATCTGTTGTTGCGTCTAATATCATAACTTTTACTTTATATTCCTATTGCTATTAATCTTTGAACTTGTTGATATGTTAATCCACCTTCCACATAAGACGCTGTTAGAGCATATGAAGCACTTGTTACTGTACCAACTACGTTTGATGCGGTGACATATGATGCTGTTGGAACTGTTGTTATTGTTATGCTACCACTCGCATCTGCATACTCGTTATTTACTGATGTAACTATTGTTCTAGAGCTGCCATCCGTGTTTGGTATGACCACATAGCTATCAACGCCTGATGGTTTTGTTGACATGCCTGGGTCTATGTTGGCACTTTTTATATTTGCGACATCTGTAAATGATATAAGGGATCTATCTAGAAGCAGCTCATCGTCGCTAGCTCCAGATGTATTTTTTATTATAAATTGTCTTACGTCATTGTTTGGATTTTCTAGTACCAATCCTCGATCCATAACATCTTCAAAATATAACCTCGCACCTGTTGGACCTTGTACATCGATTGATCCTGTCACTATTACATTTCCTACAAACTGCGATGTTGAAGCAGATACATAGACTCTATCTACCTCCGGTAGTATTTCAAAAATGTTATCTCTTAGGAAAAAATTAGTTCCTTTGCCTACTATGAAGGAGTTGTCGTATTCTGCGCTGTTTGGATTAACTATTCGACTATACTTACCAATACTAGTTTGTCTTGGCCGGTAAGCTATTGTACCAACACCTCCAGCGTGAGAAGCTTCGCCTAATGTAATTGAAGCAGCTCCTTCAGCGTGTGAGTTTGTACCTAAGGCAAATGTTGAAGAGCCTTCTGAGTGAGCTCCATCACCGTAGATAATGTAATCAGCTCCTGGAGGGGCTGGAAGATCAAGTATACCTATGACAGCTTGTGGTGTAGTTACATTAGTATCAGTTAGATTTATTATAGTATTTGTGCCATCGAATGTTATAGAACTTGTCTCAAATAATTGAATATTGTAATTATTGTTATATTTTCTATCGTCTAGTATTACATAAGGAAATGTAAAACTACTAGTGACATTTCCGTATACAGCATCTAAGGTTATAACGCCAGTTGATATACTTGAATTATACCCAAGTTGACCAGTAGCTATCGAGTTTCCTTCCGCGTGTGATCCTATTCCATAAGCTATTGTGCTAATTCCTTCAGCGTGCGAGTAGCTACCCGATGTTATTGTATTAGATCCTTGTTGTAGACTTTGTAGTGATGGATTGAAGGTAAATGCTGAGTCACCAGCTAGTGTATTTGAACTGTTGTATTGTATTTGTGTGTTTGATCCGCCAGGTAAAGTAGGAGCGTATGAGGCACTGATAGCTCTTGAAGAGCTTACTGCTTGAGAAGCACTTACTGCCCAACTTGAAGTTATATTATATGTTCCTACTGGTAAGAAGGATGCTGTTGTAGCGTTGTTAGCCCAACTAGCAGTTCCAAATAATGACCCGGTTATACCTTGTGTAACTGTTAGCGAACCGCTAACCGTAGAATTATTTTGTGATATTAAGCCATTCTTGGCTACAAATTCATTTGCCATTGTTCATTAGTTTTCACTATCCAACTAATAGTTCAGTAATAAATATACTAATTACATGAAAGTAGCTAACATTTTCACCTGCCATCCTGATGGAGTTGTATTGCTAGTATTAATTTGTATTTGACCTGATACTATTGCTGATTGGAAGGTTATTGCTGATGTGTTTCCTATGTCTACTGTTGCATTATCGTAGTATGATACTGTTGTACCATTCCATGATGTTACAAATTCACCTGCTCTTGAATTAGAACCATTATATATTGTATATTTACCAAAAGCGGATGTAAATGATCCTGTATTTTTAGTAAATAAATTATTTATACCAGGACCTGTACTAGGTGATATAGCATAAAAATCAGTTAGAGTAGCATTTAGTGTTAATGTATTTGCTATTGTAAAGTTTGTAGCATGTGATGCTGTAGCTGCTGTACCAGCAAATGTTGATGCTGATGATCCAGTATAGTTGTTAAATGAAGATGTTGTTACTAATCCACTTGTATCTACTGGTCCACCTCCACCTCCACCAATAGCAGATGAAGCAGTATAGAATACTTGGCCTGTTGTAGCATCATAAGTTAACACATTAGTTTGAGCAGTGGTTGTTAATCCTGCTATAAACGCGGATGATGATATGGTAGGTTGGTATATTTTCATCTTATGCTATCTGTGTTACTGTTACTATTATTGATGGTGCTGCTGGAAATCCGCTTCCTACAGCAGTGTATGGGAATGCTGTGTTTGCTCCATTTGAGTGATACCATAGTTCAATGTATTCGCTTGCGCTTATAGATTGTGCAAATTGAGAAGTTACAGCTGTTTGACTATTATTCTGTAATTGTATAATTGTACTCGAATTATCTACATTAGACCCTGTTTTTTTAAACCATATACGCAAGCTGGGTGTAGTATTTCCTTGTTGTGCTAAGGCAGAGTATTGTATATTGTATAATCCTGAATTCTCAAAAGTTATTCTACTACTGCTAACTATACTTACACCGTCATTAAAATATGTCAACGGAAATTGGATTGATGCTGATACGTTTTGGGTTACTGATATAGAAGCAGTATTAGCAAATTGAGCGTAGTTAAATAATTTATTACCCCATCGTGTAAATGAAGATCCACTTACAACGTTAATATCACCTACAACGTTTAGTGATCCTGTAATACCAGTGCTACCGCTAATTTGAGTTATACCTTTAATAGATGTAGATCCAGTTACTATAAACTCACTGTTATGGAAATTAGAAGATCCACTTACATCAAAACTACCACTTAAAATGTGAGTACCTCTAAATGTTTGTGATCCGCTAACTAATATACTACCACTTAATGTTGTGGTACCTATTAAAGTATTATCACCTGTTTGAGTAGTAGAGCCTGTTATATTTACAGAACCAGTCAAACTAGTGGTTCCTATATTTGTAAATGTAGATGAACCGGATATTGTTAATGAGCCAGTTATTGTATAAAATCCTGATAGATTTTTTGTATTAATCCAAACATTATTTCCATCTCTCATTAATAAATCACCATAGGCTACATTTGTAATAAGTACATTATGTAATTCATCAATTTCATATCCATTATCTACTTTTACAAAGATAGTACCATTACCTGAATTTGCTTGGACTACATACCCCATTCTTACTGAATGGCTAGGGGCTAATGGAGGTATATTAGTTAAAGCTCCGAATGTAGTTGGTGATAGATATAATGCGTCTCCATCGTTCCATGTTTCACCTTGTAATGTGCCCGCTGTGTTTATTCCTCTAACTAACCCATATGTAGTAACAAAACCTTCTTCGTTATTAAGTATATTTTCAGTTACTAGACCTATTGTATCTAGTGAATTTGCATCTCCATCTCCTTTTGCTAACGCTACTTTTATTCTACCTCCTTGTGCTCCGTCTAATCTAACGGCTTGATATCCTGCTTCTGTTAAATTAACTCCTGTCTTATTTACAACACGAACTACTTCTTCTTGTCCTATTTGTAGTGTTACATTTCCTCCTTTTAATCCTAAATCTAGTGTTCCATCAGTATCATTCCATTTTAACCTACCTACTGCTCCTACATTTGAAGCTGTTGTATCAAAATCAATATAATCAACACCAGATATAAACGATGATCCAGACATTAAAATAGATCCTGTTATTGTTTGGTTACCTATTAATGTACTAGACCCAGTTACAAATACACTACCTGTTATTGTTTGGTTACCAATAAAAGTATTTGATCCAGTTGTTGCAAATATAGTACTATCTTTACCATCTAATAAATCAGCATTATCTGCATATGATGCTGTTCCAAATAAAGATCCCGTAGCTCCATTTACGAATATTACTGAGCCGCTAAATACAGATGGGCCAATTTTAGTAAATGTATTAGAACCAGATACTGTTAGTGATCCCGTTATTGTTTGATTGCCTACTAAAGTAATAGAGCCAGATATATTTAATGAGCCAGTTATTGTTTGATTACCTCTAAACACATTAGAGCCTGTAGTAGCTAATGTTGGTTTTTGTGCTATATAAACAGGATCTGATTCAGGATAAAAAGATGCTGTATTAGCATATTCAGCTAATGAAGCATATGATGCTGATACAACGTATCCAGTTGACCCGCCTAACGAAGCTACAGCAAACCCACTTTCTGCTGTTGGAAAGGTTATAGTTGCGCTACTTGTGCTTGTTAACTCAATATTTTGAGGTATAATTTGATTGTAATTAGTATCAAATACACTTATTATCGGTACTCTAGTTTGTAAATTATGATTAAACGTCCAAGTAGTAGCATTATTAAACGATTGTGTTACATTTGATCCTGATATGATTGTTACACCACCAACTCCGGTTGCTGCTACTGTTACTGCCCCTACTCCAGTTGATGGAACTAAAGTTACGCCGCTGCCTGCTATAAGTTGAGTTACACCACCATTTCCTGCTGTTGAAGCATACGTAGCATTATCTGCATTTGATGCATTAAGTGCATATGATGCACTTGTAACAGTTCCATTTACATTAGCTCCAGCTATATAAGATGCTGTTATTGCATTTCTAGCCCAAGATGCAGTACCAAATAATGAACCTGTTATACCTCCTAGTACAGTTAAATCAGTATCAATTTCTAACGAACCAGTCATATTATGTTGGTTGTTAGCATTTAATTCAAACTTTCTGTCAGCATCTGTATCAAATCCTCCTACAAAAAATTGAATAGGCATATTTGGTGTAGCATTACCAATATGTAAATGACTGCCAGTAGCATAAAGATAAGCATCATTAGGTCCTCCAACAATACCACTATAATTACTACCATTAATACCCATATCAACGTAATTACCATTTTCATCACCATTATTAGCTGTTGCTACAACGTCTGATGATACTGATGTTCCTGCATTTCTATTTTGAATATTAAGCTGTAGGTAATTATTTAAATTACCTTTACCACTTATTACATTAAATGATGTAGGATGAGTTTGTTCAACAAATAATGCTTCCGGATTAGCTGTTGTATTAACATCAGCATTGATAATAACACTTGTTGACCCTGATTGATATATTGAACTAGTAGCTAGTGTATTATTAGTAATAAAGTAAGGTACATGATTTATTGATCCACCTAGTATTGCTGATGCTGTTTGAGAGTTTACTGCGTTTGATGCTGATTGAGCCCAAGAGGATGTTCCAAATAGTGATCCTGTTATGCCTTGAGATACATTTAAGGAGCCTGTTACTCTTTGGCTACCAGATACTATAACTGTACCTATTAATGTTTGAGTATCGTTTGTGGCATCACCTAATTGATTTGATCCAGTTGAGTATATTACTGATGCTGATTCTATAGTTACATTTAAAAATGATATTGAAGCAGTACCATTTATTGTAATGTTACCATTAAGTGTTAAGTCTTGATTTAGTGTATTGAGGTAGGATGCTGTTTGAGCATTAGAACTACTTAAGGTATATGATGCACTTGTTGCTTGAGAAGCACTTACTGCGACTGATGAGCTTAATGCATAGCTGCTAGATAAAGCATATGAGCTACTTAATGCATATGATGCACTAGCAGCATAAGATGAACTAATAGCTTGGGATGCACTATACGCCCATGAAGCAGTGCCATTAAATGCTCCAGTAAACGAACCTGTAAACGAACCAGTATTATATGATCCACTAAATGTTATGAAGCTACCTGATAATAGAGCAATTGAACTACTTAATGATTGTGTAGCTTGGTTTATACTTGCTGTGTAAGCATTAAATGAAGATGTTGATACAAAAGCACTTGTATCTACACTAGCGCCAGCTGCTCCTTGTGCCCCTTGTGGTCCAGGACTATTAATCTGTAATATGTTAGTTACAGGTTGAGGTATAGTAATGCTATTGCATTTTATTTGGTCTGTAATAACAAGTTTATTGTCAGATCCTACCTCAACAATGTTGTGGTTAAAATTTAATATTTGTACGTTTTTACAAGACATTAGCGTGTTACTTCTTTACTTAAGTTAACAGTACCTTGTAGTAAACGTGTTACTACACTACCAGATGTTATTTCTAAATCGTAATATGCTGTTTCGAATGTTAATGCTGATGATGAAGCAGCAGATATTACAATACCAATTGTACCTGATGTTGGTGGTAATGCTCCGGCTGAGCCGCTAAAGTTAATACCTGTGCCATCAGCGTTTAGTGAGCTACTAAGTGTAAGGTATGTAGTAGAAGCGGCATCAGCATAATTGTCTTTGATTTGTAGTTTACCGCTGTATCCTGTTAAATCTATAGCGGTATTATTTGAATCTTTGTAGGCTAAATCGAGTTTTAATGTTGCTCCTTGTTCTATGAGCATTGCGTATTTTCCTGCAGGCATATGTCTGTGTATTTGGGTATAAATATTGAATTTTCCCAAATAGAGGGATTAATCTTTTATGCAGCGGACTGAAAGGCCATATTTTTTACCTATAGTACCTGGTGATAATGATGAATTTGATGAATATAATGTATAACCTTTTCCGCTAGATGCATTAATCTCATTTGAAGACCACCACTCTCCTAAACTATTAAGGAAAGCAAATACTCCTGATATATCCGTACGATAGCCACCAGGTAATGCAGTAAAGTTAGTACTATTTGTAGCACCTGTGTTTGGGCTATTCCAAAGAGAGGTTCCAATTTGTTTTAATGCTCCACCTGCTACAGCGCTTCCCCCCAAAGTATTAGTTAATACAATCCATTCAGCATCACTTGGAATATGCCATCCTTCAGGCGCCAATCCTCTGGAATCATTTACAGCATACCAGTTGTATAATTTACCATATATCTTACCTAATTCAGGATCGTTATTATACCAACACCAGGCTCCTGTGGTTAAGTTTGCCCATGTTGTATTATCCTTTACATAGGGAATCACATCGCCATTTCTATATGTTGATACATCTAAATTACGGCGTTGCCAGTTTTGGGTGCCGATTGTGACGTATGGTTCAGGTCCTCCTTCTACTGTACTATTCATATTGTTAATCTTTTATGCAGCGAATTGAACATCCGAATTTTTTAGAATTAGAAAGAGTATAAACCCAGGTATCAGACCACTGCACCCATGAATATTGAGCTTGTGTTGTATCAGTTTCATCAGTACTCCACCAAAAAGCTTCTTTTGTAACTTGGTAAAAAAGACCATTATTTCTACGGTATCCAGTAGGAAGACCATTAAAATTACTTGAGTTTGTGTTATATACGTTACTAATCCAACCGCTTGTACTTTTTATAGCCCCACCAGCTGTTGCATTTCCTCCTAAAAATGTTATCAAGGTATTCCAATTAGATATACTTGGTATACTCCATCCTTCAGGCGCCAGCCCTCTAGAATCATTTACAGCATACCAATTGTATAATTTACCATATATTTTGCCTAGTTCAGGATCATTGTTGTACCAACACCAAGCCCCTGTAGTTAGGTTAGCCCATGCTGTATTATTTGCTACATAAGGAATTATATCACCATTCCTATATGTTGATACATCTAGGTTACGGCGTTGCCAGTTCTGGGTGCCGATTGTGACGTATGGTTCTATGGTACCTGTTTTACCTGACATTGTTTAATCTTTTATGCAGCGGACTGAAAGACCACTAGTTTTACCGTCGGGTGCTCTTATGATAAAGGTTGTATTGTGAAGTATGGCGATTACATATGCTTCAATTGTACTTGTTTCGGTTGTAGTCCACCAGTTTCCATTAGTATTAATACTTAAAAGGGAAAAAGGGCCGCTATCTTGTCGAAACCCACCTGGCAAAGCAGTAAATCTTGTGCTATTTGTAGCACCAGTATTTGGGCTATTCCATAATGTTGTTCCTGTTTGTTTTAATGCTCCTCCGTTATTTCCTACAAAAGTAGTTAAGGTAGTCCACTCCGCATTAGTTGGCACATGCCATCCTACTGGGGCTAAACCTCTTGGGTCTGTTGCTGCATACCAATTATAAAGTTTTCCGTATATTTTGCCTAGTTCAGGGTCATTGTTAAACCAACACCACGCTCCTGTTGTTAGGTTTGCCCAAGTAATTTCATCTGCTACATAAGGTATAGGGTCACCATTCCTATATGTTGATACATCGAGATTGCGGCGTTGCCATTTTTGGGTGCCGATTTGAATGTATGAATCTTGTGGTCCAAAACGAAATGCCATATTATATTGCTCTTATTATTGTTCTAACTATCCAACTATCTCCTGATGTTGTAGATCCAGTCAATGCCATGTTACTACCTGTTACTATAACACCTAACCTAAACTCAGTTGTTGTACCAAAGGAGGATGCGGTTGTTTCGGTAAAATTAACACTACTACCACTCCACATTGCTGTTATACTACCAACTCTACCAACCGATCCTGATTTAACACTGTAGTCATAAAATGCACCCCAGTATGATGCTGTTGGTAATTGATATATTATTTGACCTGTACCAGTATTAATAGCAGTTTCAACTGTTGTGTATGTTGCTGGTCTAATGGGATTACCCATTAATATGGTATCATCAGAAAATACTTCTAATATAGATAAACCATCAACATCATTTACAGCAAATAAGGAACCTGATAAGCTATCTGTTACAGTAAATAAATCACCTTGTGATCCTGAAACTGCTAATATTGGGGTGGCTGATCCTGATCCTATTATATGGAGTTTACTTGTTGGAGATGTTATTCCTATACCAACATTACCACTACTGCTTACAGATAAAAATGTGCTGCTACCACTAACAAGTTGGAATGAGGTACTACCTACATTTACGCTAGCCGTAACAGAGCCTGTTACTATTCTTGATAATGCTATTGAGCTAGTTTGACTATTAGTTACAAATGACGATGTTTGGCTGTTTGTAACAAACGATGATGTTTGGCTGTTTGTAACAAACGACGATGTTTGGCTGTTTGTAACAAACGACGATGTTTGACTATTAGTTACAAAGGATGAGGTTTGGTTGTTTGTAACAAACGATGATGTCTGTGAATTAGTTACAAATGACGATGTTTGGTTGTTTGTAACAAAGGATGATGTTTGACTATTAGTTACAAAGGATGATGTTTGGTTGTTTGTAACAAATGACGATGTCTGTGAATTAGTTACAAAGCTACTAGTTTGGCTGTTAGTTACAAAGGAGGATGTTTGATTGTTTGTAACAAATGAACTAGTTTGGTTGTTTCGAACAAATTGACTTGTATCAACCCCAATAGCAGATGATGCAGTATAGTATAGTTGACCATTAGAATCTGATAATAATACTCTAGTAGCTGTGTTTGATTCAGTTACTCCTTTAAATGTTACTGAACCTGTTGTATTAAGTGATCCTGATATAATAACTGCTTTATCTGTTGTTATATCTAATAATGTTTGACTACCTGTTGATACAGAAAATAGTGTGCTATTTGAAGCATCAGATATATTTAATACACTACCTTGACTACCAGATATTGATAATAAAGTAGTGCCAGCGGTAGCACCGCTTATAATTAAATTTTCAAATGAACCGGTATTTGTATAAAATGTTGCCATACATTAATAAATATTGTATTAAATAAATCTAAAATAGGTATAATCTATTTAAAAATCCTATGCGTCTGTTACTAATCTGATTGATGTTCCAAAGGTTTGGTCCATAGTTGAGTATAGTATATTTCCGTCTTCATATCTTAATCTAAATGCATTACTATCACCTAATCTATAATAAACATAATCATCTTGGCTATAAAAAGAACCAAGATTGTCAATAAACCCATTAGCGTTTGCTGAGAAATTACTAAGATTAGTATTACTATTAGGTGTTGACCAATTACCTGGGGTGAGTTTCAGAGCATCTCCTGCTGTTGTACTTATTGTACCGTTGAGAGATGGTGTTACTGAGTTTGGGTCGTAATAGGTAGCTAATGTAACTACATCACTCAATGTTGGTAGCCTCCATCCTGGTGGTAGTACACCTCTTGCATCAGTGAAGACATACCAATTGTAATAGAGGTATGGATTTGTTGAAACGAATTGGTAGTAGCAGTATGCTCCATCTCCGCCGTTCGTGTAAGTATCCCAAATTCCATCATCTTCGCCATATGATATTGGATCTCCATTGTTATAATGTGTCGGTTGAAAATCTTCTGCCATCCATACTTGATTGCCTATACGAGTTGTAAGAAAAGGATATAAGACACTTGTGTTTTGTACTCTAGCTCCTCTACTCATAAACACTCTAGCTCCTCTATTTATATTAATTGCCATAATTTAACTATTATTAAATGGTGTAGCAATCCAATAAACTGGTCCTGTTAATGTAGTATCTGAATTTGAATTGATTTGGAAACCAGCAGATGTTTTTGATTGTATTGTCCATGCTCTTGCATCTTCACCTGTTACTGTTACTGCATAGTTATTGTTTGCAAATGCAGATCCAAATGTAACTGAGGATGTTAGTGGTGATGTACCAAATGAAGCTATTGATGCTGAACCTGCTTTTGTCGTTGATGGGCCTGAGCCACCTCCACCTATTGCTGATGATGCTGTTGTGAATATTTGTCCGCTGCTGCTTATTAATAATACTTTATTAGCAGTAGATGAATCAGTTAGGTCTGAAAAGTATACTGTACCTGATACGTGGAGTGAACCTGTTGGGGTTGTTGTGCCTATACCAACTCTACCACCACTAACTGGGAGATGAGGGAGTAATATAACATTTCCGTTATCTCCATTATATATTTGTAGCTTAGATAAATTATTGTTGCCACCATCTGTTTTATAGACAGTAAAATTTATAGCAGGTGTTGTTGTACTTACACCATACAGTGTACTTTTTAAGGTAAGAGCAGCATAAGTTGAATTTAACCCACTTGATAATACATCTGCTGTTATATTATTTGCTCCTGCTATGAAGCTTTTATTTCCGGAGTTGTTTATATATGTAAAATCTCCATTACTAAAATTTATATATGTATTATAACTACCTTCAAGAAAATAGTTTATTCTACTACCAGATGGATCTAAAGTGATACTTTTATATCCTGATCCTGATCCTGATGTAACAGCAAATTTTCCAGCATTACTAAGTGTTGCTAATGTATTGCTTCCACTATTAATTTGAAATGATGTATTTCCTATATCTACACTAGCAGTAACGCTACCTGTTACTATTTGGTTTAATGATAAACCAGCAACACTACTAGCAGGTACATATGATGCTGTTAAAGCAATACTTGATGATTCAGCCCAACTTGATGTTCCAAATAATGAACCTGTATATGATGAAGCAGATACATTGCCTGCTATTTGTAGTGTGTTAACTGGGTTGGTTGTGCCTATACCAATTTTAGTATCTCCAATTAATTGGTATATTACGCTATCAGCTAAAGAAGTACCAGTACCAAACACTGGTATGTAACCTTGAGTACCGCCTGCAACTCCTAATGCTGTTGTTGCGAATGATGCTGATTGAGCCCAACTAGAAGTGCCATAAAGATAATTTCCATCGCTTATTGTTATACTACCAGATACGGTACCACCAGTTGCTTTAACTAAATATCTAGCATCACCTGCTGTTTGATCTAGTTTAGGAATAAAATACCATTGTTTGTTAGGTGTACTCCAAATCCATGTTTCACCGTTTGATGATGTGAATTGAGTTCTAGCTTCACCTGCTACAATCCATACTAAGCCATCTGCTAAAGATGCTGTAACATCTCCTGATGATGATGCTTCTAGGCTAGGTGTATTTGCTAAAGAGGCAGAAATGCCTACTATTGTTTGTGATAGAGATAATGTTAAATTATCTGGTATTTCTACCCAACTAGCATCTAGATTTGGTGCAGTAGCATTGGTTAATTTATATAATTTGTTAGTGTCTTGTTCATAAACCAGTAAACCTTCATATACATTAATTACATCTAATGCCTTACGAGCAGTAGCATTTGTTACTGAAAATCTAGCATCAACAGGATCTGTTGATTGTATTATAAGTCCACTAGGTATTGCTAAAGCCATATTTTATGCTCTTAAAAAATTAATGTATAATATGTTGTTCCACTAATTAAATCTACAGTTGATTGGTATATATAATAATCTGCTGTTGTTTGAGCATTATTATAAAATTTACCCCCAAATAACAATTCATTTGCACCAAGTGAATTTTTTATTTGAGTGAGAGCTCCTAAACCACGATCATATATAATATAATGACGACTACTTGTTGCAGAAGTAATAGATATTGTACTATTATTAATTTGTGTACTAGTATATGTTCCCTTATCTATTTTACCTATCGATCCGGTCCATAATCCTATATCTTCTAATTGAGCCTGTGTGAAGTTTACTGATGATGTTGCTCCATATCTTAAACTGCGTATTTTAGTGTATGTTGTAGTATCATAAACAGCGGTTGTTATATTGGTACTGTTTAATGTTGTACCTGACTGGTAGCTAGCTGTTGTAGTTATTACTATATTGTTTGAGCCTGTTACTGATCCTGTTATAATTAGGGTGCCTGTAGCTAAGGCTCCATTTGTATTACCAAATATTGGTATTCTAGTTGATGTTGATGCTAAGGATGCAGTAGAGGTAAATGAAGTTATTGTCCAGTTATCAGCCGATCCTGTTGTTGATGATACTAGTATACTACCTGTAGCTCCTTGTTCTATTAAGTTGCTAGTTGCTCCTAATTGAACAGTAGGAGTTGTAGTTTGAGTTGGAGCGGTAGGTGATAGTTTATTTAATGTGCCTGTTGCAGAAGCAGATACTACAGTTATAGCTCCATTAGATGGATTACTTGCTGTAACATAAAGCCAATATGTTTGACTTCCTGATGTATTAAAGGCGTTAGATATAGTCGTACCAGATCCAACTGATGTTACTAAAGTAGAACCTGTGTATATTGAAGCACTGATTAATGTGTACCCTCCAGCACTAAACACTCCTGGTGTTGTGTAGGTATCTAGCATTTTATTAAACCTATTAGTTTCAAATCCATTAAGAGTAAAGCTAGTAATTGATGGAGCTGTTGGTGCTCCAAACACAAATTTAAGAACACCATTAGTGAATGTAACAGTAACATCTACATCATAATCTTCTACTTGTATACCTGTTATTGTAGGATTACTACCACTAACATAAACAACACTACTTCCACCACCACCAATTGCTGCTGAGGATGTATAATATAGTTGACCAGATGCTGTATCAACTAATACAACATTACTTTGTGGTTGGTCTGTAAGGCTAGGAAACGCTACAGTACCTGATACTTCAAAATTATGTGTTGGTGATACTACATTAATACCAACATTTCCACCAACAGCTGTTGATATTGCTGGTGATGTTGTTGTATCTGAATTAGAGCCAGTAGCAAATATGATACCGCCTATATTAATTGAATCTTGAGCATAGTCGGGTAATGTTATATTAGTGCCAATAATAATATTATTAGAATTAACACCTAATGCTCCACCAGCGGCATTGTATCCTGCTCTGTATCCTATAAAAGTTGAATATGAAGCACTAGAAGCTAATGCGCCTGCTTGATGTCCTATAAAGTTTGAATGTGAGGCATAGGAAGCGTAGTTACCTGCTTCATATCCAATAAAATTTGAATAGTCAGCATCTATAGCTGAGTAACCTGCATTTTGTCCTAAAAAGTTGGAATTTTCAGCATTGCTAGCTGAATACCCTGCTTGGTATCCTAAAAAGTTAGAATAGTCAGCACTGTATGCTTGATATCCTGCTTTATAACCTAAAAAATTAGAATATCCTGTATATTTGGTTTGATTTCCAGCTTGATATCCTAAAAAGACTGAGTAATAAGCATCAGAGGATCCTGATCCTACTCCTGATCCTAAAAATATAGAATTATCTGCTGAAAATCCAGGTCCAGCTGCTGGTGCTGTTGAATATAGTGTACTACCTGTTACCGCTATTGGATAAGAGGATGATATTGCTCTTATAGCATGTGATGCTGTTACAGAATATGAAGCACTTAAAGCATATGATGAACTTAAAGCGTATGAGGCACTTGTTGCTTGTGAGCTACTTAAAGCATAAGATGCGCTTAGGGCGTATGATGAGCTTAAAGTATAAGATGCACTAGTAGCTTGTGAGCTGCTTAGAGCGTATGAGGCACTTGTAGCTTGTGAACTACTTAAAGCATTGCTACTGCTTAAAGCATATGAAGCACTAGTAGCTTGTGAGCTGCTTAGAGCGTATGAGGCACTTGTGGCTTGTGAACTGCTTAAAGCGTATGAAGCACTTGTTGCTTGTGAACTGCTTAAAGCATACGAGGAGCTTGTAGCTTGTGAACTGCTTAAAGCATAAGATGAACTTAAAGCATATGAACTTGACAAGGCATAAGAAGCACTAGTAGCTTGTGAGCTGCTTAAAGCATAACTGCTACTTAAGGCATATGAGGCACTTAAGGCATAAGATGCACTAACAGCATCATTACTATTTATAGAAGATAAAGTACTTAAAGCATATGACGCGCTAGTAGCATATGAACTTGATAGAACATATGATGCACTTATTGCTTGTGAGCTACTTAAAGCATATGAGGCACTTATAGATAATGACGCTGTATCAGCATTTAAAGCATATGAGCTTGATATAGCATCTTGAGCATTAATAGCTATAGTAGCAATAGTTGCATTTGTTGCATTAGTAGCATTAGTAGCATTTGTTGCATTTGTTGCTGTTGTAGCACTAGTAGCTTTAGTAGCAAATGATGAACTTAAAGCGTATGATGAACTAGTAGCAACAGATGAACTTATTGCTATGCTACTACTTAAAGCATATGATGCACTAGTAGAGTTATTAGAATATGATGATGTTACTGAATAGCTACTACTTAAAGCATATGAAGAGCTTAAAGCATATGATGAACTAATAACAAAAGAAGCAGTATTAGCATTATCAGCATAAGATGCTGTTCCTAATAACGATCCTGTTACGTTTAGTGGGTTTTCTAATTGATCTATTCTTATTATGCTCATATCTTCAATAAATATTAAGATGCAAATTTTCCTACTGCTACTACTTCATCAGTATTTTTAAGTGAAAAACCTAAATTTGTTGTATCTACAGTTAACGTTGATGTATTGTTTCCATTATCTACAAAATTAGTTATAGCATTTAGTTCTATTAACTGACCATTTACAAAAAATATAAAATTATATTTATTGTTTGATGGTAATGGGTTAGGGGCTGTAAGCCATCCTTTAGGGAAAATAGCTGTATTTGATGATATAGATGTTGCTAATACTTCTAGATTTGTAGCTAGATATATTCCGGCTTGTGTAGATAATCCACTATAGTTAAAGTTATTTGTTCTATTTACATTGTATGAATCGGCTACGCCTACTGCTGCTCCCATAGCTGTTTTTGGTTTTTGAAGGTTAGTTATTGATTGTACGTCAGATGTTGTTTCCATTGTAAATACTATCTGTGACTTAGTATAGAATTTACTACGAGCTGTTGCTAATGTTTTATTAACAGAATCAGGTATTATATATCCTTGTACTTTAATATTAAATTCTGATTTAGCTGCTCTATCTTCATCACTTGCTAATATTGTTGTATTAGTAAATGAATCAATTAGTGCTTTAAATTTCCACCTTGCTGGGTTGCCCCAATATGAGTCGGAAGCATATTCTATTGCTTCTACAATTTTATTGTTTTGTTCAATATAATTGGTAAATACAATGCATTTGTATGTTACTGTAATATAATCTGGTGGGACTGTTACATAGTATTGTTCAGATGGTATTCTATTATTGATTATATCAAATTGATCATAGGCATTTCTGATATTGTATTTTGATCCTACTACTTGATATAAATGAGCTGTATTGCCATCTAATTTATTACCTTTAGTTCTGTCTTTATCAAAGCTTTCACGCTTAAACATTATAAGGGGTAATTGAATAGCTCCTACTCCATCACGATAAAAACCATCTGATTGAACTGTTTTCCAACGTTCAGGTGAGCCGTATATTACAGGTACTGCTATTTGTTGTCCATTTTGTACTACATTTGGTTTAATAATATTATTAAAGTAATACATTATAGCTTCATCAATATCTTCTAAACCAATACTAATATCTTTTACAGTATCATTCCTCATAGAATAATCTGTACCTCGGTTATGATCAAATACAGTTTGGCTAACGGGTTTACCCTCGTTAGCCAAGTACGGAGGATTGATTGCTTGTTGTGTTACCTCCGATTGATTCCTTGGTATTGGTTTTAATCTATTAGGCATTACATTCCTTTTTCTGCTTTGATAAGTGCATCTAACACACCTGTTAATTCTTGTGCTTTATTTAGTGCTGATACTAACTTTTTAGCTACATCAGCTATGCTAGGATCTGATTTGAATTTAAAAGGTCTCATTGCTTTAGCTGTTTCTCCTAAATCTCTTTTTATTTTATCAAATTTAGGAAGATATTCTACAGTTGATGTAGATTTACCTGTTACAGGGTCTATAGTGGTTCCTACAGTACGAAATCCTTTTTGTATGATATCGTCATCTAGTTCCTTAATTAAATTAGTTAGTTTTATCATTGTTATAATCTTTCTTTTTCTAGTCCTAGTTTTTCTGGTCTTGTATAGTGACAAGTTACTGTAATAGACCAAGATGAACCAAAATTATCTGTGTTTGATGAATATGAATATAATGGGTCTTTACCTACTATGAGTTGGTTATCGTTTACGTTATCAACTTCAAAGTATTGGCCTTGGAATAATACTATATCTCCTATTTCAGGGTAAACACCATGAGCAAATCCTCTACCATCTGGTCCTAATTCTGTAGATAGGTCAATGCCTGCTAAATCGTCACGTAAGAATTTACATGTTATTTTTCTATTAAGATCAGGTCCAAAATCATCTATTGCTGATTCAATATCTCCTCTATCTATTAAGCAGTTTATTAGTACAGGATCATAATAATATTTTTCAGAAGATTCACCATATAAATTTGATGGTGTTCTATCTAAAATTATTTTATAGTATCCTACCTTTTGCTCAATAATGTTATTTAGCAATTCTCTATTTAAATGTCTAAATAGGCTTATGTCTCTATTTGCACCGTATAATGCCATTAGTATTTACCTACGTTTTGAGCTGTTTTATATCTTGGAATAAATTGTAATAATCCTGGAATGCGAGTTGTTACCATGGCCTCCTTTTTAATTTTATCAATATCTGTTTTAGGATCTGATGTTACAATGTATTTCATGTGTAGTAGGGAATATTCAAATTTGTCTGTTGCTTTACTATCTAGAAATTCATTTTGTTCTACTGTAATAACAACAACACCCTCTATTGCTCTTAATCTATTGTATACTTCTACTTTGTTTACATCAGTAGATGTTTTAATTAATACATCAATTCTATCTAAAGCAACTGCCTCTAATAATATGTCTTGTAATTTAATCATTAGAATATATAAATTGGTAATGCTACGTTTGTTAATGTTTTTTGCATAAAATCAGCTTCAGCAGCTTGATTTTCAAGTTGTGTTTTGCGAGATGTTATATCTAGCATTGCACGAAGCTGTTCTAATAATGCTGTTTTTTCAGCACGAGCATCAGTTAATAAATCATCTCCATTTAATGTTACCTCAGCACCTGGGATAGGAATGGTAGCATATTTTTTTCTAACATATCCTAATATTTCTTTTACTAATGCTAACGCATATTGTCTAATCCATTGTCTACCTACTGAATTAATTTCACAATAAACTGGATTGGCGTAAGGTACATTACTTACATTAGTAATAAGTGTATTTGAACCTGAGTTGTAATTTGTTGGTGAAGCAGAGGTAACGCTATTTCTTTCATCTTTTTTAATGTAATGAAAGAATAGGTTAGTGTTCATTGTTGGTATAGGAAATATTCTTAAATTATTATTTACTATATCAAATGAATATGCTGACTTTCTAATTTGATCATTTAATTCAATTGCTTGAATTTTTTGAACATCAAAATATATTGGCATTAATAAGAAATTAATACCAGGAGAAAATTGACCAAAGCCAAATGTTTCTAATAATGATTGAATACCAGTACCTGTACCAGCATATGGATCAAAATAACGAACAATAGCTGGTGGTTCTTGATAAAATACACGTTTAATTTCTATACCACTACCTGATATGCCTTGTGAAGTTGCCCAAGCATTCAAATCATAATCTTGAACACTTGCTGTCATTGCTAATGAGCCAGTATAGTATGTTGTAAAACCACCTACCCCTGCTTCTGATGCATAGTTTTCAGCTACACGAATTATACTACCTAGATTAGGTGTAACTATTTTATTATTGAATGTAATATCTTCATTTACTATATTTCCTTCCATAGAAAGATAGTTTTCACGTATCTTCCATTGATAAACTTCGTTGCCGTATATAGTGATAGCTTCTTCTAATGCAGTATAAAAATTGATGTCTTGTAATTCAACTTCAACCACAGGATAACCCAATCTTCTAGCACACCAAGTAGCAAACGATGGTGCTTCTTGTTGAAATTCTAAATCGTTATCGTAAAAGCCATTTGGAGTGTTGCCCCAGACTGGTATTGGGGTATTGTCCCATATAGGTATATTAGCCATCTAAATAGTATTTAACACGTATAAATATGTTAATCTCTATGATCGCTATATATTTTTAGGATATCTTCCACGATTGGATCACGGTGATTTGTTTTAAGAGATATTACACTAAATCCAGGAACATTTGTTAAATTGTGGCATATAAATCCAAAACCAGATTGCTTTTTATCTTTAAGATCAATTTGAGCTGTGTCACCACATATAATCATTCTAGAACCTGTACAGATACGACCTAGTAATAGTTCCATTTGTCTGTGGGTAATGTTTTGGCCTTCATCAACCACTACACAGCAGTTGGTTAAGTTACGTCCACGCATAAATGCTAAAGGAATAACTTCAATATTACCTTCCATTAGGTGTTTATCAATTATTTCCTTGCGATATAAACGATACATGTTATCGTATATAGCTGCTGTGTAAGGAGCAAGTTTCGCGTCTTTATCGCCCGGTAAAAAACCAATATCCTCCCCAGATGTTACTGCTGGGCGAGTTAATATAATTTTTTCTACTTGGTGTGTAAATAATAAATCTAATGCTACTTGAGCTGCTAGCATTGATTTACCACTACCTGCTGTACCTTTTAATACGGAAATTTTTGATTGGAGAATAAGGGCTTTTGCCTCTTTTTGTTCATCATTAAGGGACACCTGAAATTTGATGTCACCTTTTGGTTTACGTTTAGATTCGCTCATGAACTATGTTTTCGATAAATATAAAAAAGAAACCCGACCTTACGGGGTCGGGTTCTTTATTTTTAACCTTACGGGGTTAAGTTATGTTAGACTATATTAGAGAGTATTTAAACCACTAACATAGATCTTACCATAGTAGTCAGGACGGATCATCTTCTTAGCGTAACGAGTCATCAAACCTTTACGTGGAGTGAAGGTGGATGGATCGTAAAGAAGTGGAGTCATGATTAATGGAACATATGGAGCAAATACAGCACCACACTCTAAGAACTGAGCACCTTTGTAACCCATTAAGATTACGTTCTCAGTCATGTATGGATTCTTGTAAACCTTATAACGGCTGTTCAAGCTACCAATTTTCTGAATACCGAAGTTGTATTCCATTTTTTCACCATCACCATCAGCAGCAAACCCAGGAATAGATTCCAAAATAGTAGCTACAGTTGGAGACATTACTAAGAAGTTTGCACCGCCACGCAATGTTAACTGATGGATTTTGTTAGAAACTTTCTGTAATTTAGTACCTAAAGTTTGGAACCAACCACCTTGTGTGTTGTAGAATTGAGTTTGGCTAGTTGTTGTTGGAACATTAAATGCACCAGCACTATAAACAGTATTGTTAATTGCAGACCAATATTCAGTTGTAAATGCGTTTTGGATTAACATATCTAACAATTCCAAATCAATTTCCATTGAAATATATTGAGACAAGATACCAGTTAATTCAGCTTCAGCATCTACGCTATGGTAAGCGTTAAGATCTTGAGCAAATTCTGGAGTCCATTGTGCTTTCAACTTACGAGTTTTAGCAACGATAGCTTCAGATTTTAACTGAACGTTAATTTCTGGGATAGAAATACCAGGAGTACCTACGTTAAATGCCGTATCTTCAAAATCACCACGGTTTGTACCAATGTTACCACCAGTTTGAGCTTGTGGAGTAAGGCTGAAAGAAGCTGTTAATAGGGTTTGTGAGCCAAGAACAACAGCAAATTTAGCAGCGGTAGCAGCAAGTGAAGATGTTTGGAAAATCATTGTTACTGTATTACCAGTAAGAGTGGTAAAGTTAGAAAGAGCTTCATTACCAACTAATGTAGCAGTTACGTCAGCAGCATTAGAACCAGATTTAATTTGACCTTGAAGAGCAAATGATCTAACAGCATTAGCATCATATGCTCCAGGTACAGTCCAAGTTACTTTTACTAAAGATCCTGTAGCTACATAATCAGAATCAAAGTTAACATCTGCCCAACTTACTGATCCTGTAGTACCAGTAACAATTGAAGATGTTTGGTTGATTGAATAACCAAAGCGACCACCACCATACAATGAAGCTGAAGCGATGTCAGTTACGTTTGTAGAAGCATTAGCACCATATAAAGAACCACCACTAGTGAATGGATCAACGTTAGTACCATATTTGAAATCCAAATAGAATACAAGACCTGAAGGTAAGTTCATTGGTTGTACACTAACGAATTCTTTAGCAGCGATTTCACCGAATACACGACGAACTAATGGAAGAGCAACGCCATTCCAAGATTCACCACTGTAAGATCCAGCACCAGGACCTTGGTTACCAGTAGTATTAGCTTCAGTTACTAATTGTTTTGCCTGATTTTCTAACAATACAGCCATTGTATTGCGCTCAGTTTCGTTTTTGATGCCCTCTAAAAGGCCCGACTTAACCCACTTTTGGCTAAGACGTTTTGCGTCATCAGATACCACTTTATATTGGTTAGATGACTCTAATAATTGTTGAATTGAGTTCATTTTGTTTAAAATTTGGGTTTTTGTTATTTAATAATGTTTGCAAGTTTTTGCATACGAGAAATTACATCGTTTGACTCAACGATTGCTTTCTTAGGAGCAACACCAGCAGCTTTAGAAGCGAATCCTAAAGATTCTTTAATTTGCTTCTTAGGAGCAGTAGCTGTAAGAGTAGCATTCAATGATTCGTAAACAACTTTAGCTTCTTTAGCTGTAGTTGCTTTATCAAATGAAGCAATTACTTGTAATTTTTGTGATTCAGATAAATTCTTAGCTTTGAAGATTTTATTAACATAAAGCAACTTAGCGTTTAATAAGTTAACTTCATTTAATTCAGCGCGAAGAGTATTAATAACGTCAAGAGCTTCTTTCATCTCTTTTTCGTCTTCTTTTTTCTTCTTTTCGTCTTCTTTCTTAGTTGCTTTCTTTTTAGCTTCCATGATATCATCATCACTTTCGCCTAAAGCATCTAATTCAGCTAATAATTCGTCTAAATTGATTTCTTCTTCATCACCAGCAGGAGCTTCTTCACCTCCCATATCCATTGGCATTTCTTCTTCACTTTCTTCGCCACCTTTTTCGCCCATTTCTTGAGCAACGATGTCAGCGATTAAAGCTTTCAAATCATCAATAGACATGTCAGCTACTTCTTCCTCTTCTTCTTCTTTCTCTTCTTTCTCTTCTTCATCTTCAGCTTCGTTAAGAGTATCATCATCTCCTAATTCAGCTAAGATTTCAGATAAATCGAAGTCTTCTTCTAACTCTTCGTTTTCGTTTACTTGATCTTCTTCATCAAATCCGAATTCATTTGTGTCGAATCCTTCTTCTACTTCATTTTCTTCAAGCTCTTCATACTCTTCGTACTCTTTCATTTTTTCAGCTAACATAGACTGAAGTTTGGGAGTCAAAGCTTCTTCAAGAGCGGCTTTTGCGTTTGCTAACGCAGCTTCGCGAACGGCTTTAGCGTCGGCGATAGCCTCTTTAAATAGGTTTTTGTTTTCCATCCTTAAATTTGTTTTTAGGAAATAAGATTATTGAGAATCTTAATAGTGGGTTGTGTAATTACCAAGCTGTCATGAGGATAAGAAATGGACAGCTATTATAGGCTGTCCATAAATATATGTAGATATTGGAAACCGCGAACTATTGTGAGGATATTTTAGGTGGTATTTTAATAACATTAGCACTAACTAACATTTGTAACATTCTTCTACTTAATTTAGAATCTTTCATATATATTTGTAAAAAATCTATAGCTGCTTTATATCTTTCATCATCAGGAGTAGCTAATATATACATCATTTGTTTTTTATATAATGAATTATTAGTTACATCCTCTAAAGATTTATTTTTTATTTCTGTAAAAAAAGTATAAATAAATTCTTTATATTTTTCTTTATCGATATCTTGTACATTTTCTAATTTATCTTTAATATCTTTTATTATTGAACCAGCAAAAGCATCAAATTCAAAAGGAGCTTTAGCATATATTTCATATTTATCTCTGGAGTTTTTAGGTAATTTAGATAATAGATATTTTTTCCCTGTATAGAATTTTTTAAATATATCAGAACGAGTTGTTTTTGGATCTACAGCATGTATTAATTCATGGGTAATTGCTGTTTTAAATTGATTGTAATCTTCTATTGGTTGTCCTAGATTGATTAATATACTTTTTCTTTCAGTATCAGTTTTACTAACATCTTTTGTTACATTTGCTCTAGCTCTTGCATCATCATTAGGATCATTGTAAAATAATACTTTAATTTGTGTTGGAATTCCTTTTATAGGTGTAATTTTAAAGCTATTAAATTTAGATTGATCAACAGTAATAGCGTTAGAATATTTTTTATTTTTAGTACTGTTTTGTAATTTTTCAAAATTATCAACTATGTAGTTATATAGTTGATCAATTTTATTTAGTTCAGAGGAAGGAACTTCAATAGCTTTACCTTCAACAATTTCCTTTAATATATCAATCAATTTAATCATTAGTTATTTAGCAGGAAATGCTTTTAATTATCAGCTAAATAGTTTTAGTAAGGTCTGTTAATTCGTCTCTCCATACTTTTCCATGATTCTCTACCTTTACAACCATATCCACTAGTTCTACAACTAGCTAAAGATGTTATTAATGTAGCCACGAACGCAGCTGTAAGCATTGCTTTAGGTAATTTATCAAGTGTTGTCTTTAATTTTTCGAATTTAGCATCATCATCACCTTCAATATTTTCTGATAATTTTGCTAAACTTTTAATAACAGCAAGTTGTTCTGGTGTTAATTCGTTCTCTTCATTTTCAAATAAGCGGTAAGATTGTAGAGCTTCGTTTACTACTTGTTCAATTGTTTTCATAAAAGTAAGTATTTAACAGAGTGGGCATACTCCAGTTTGTGAACAAATTATTTCAGTTATCAATGAATTTACTTTACTATAATCTTTAGTTATAGTTTTATATTGTTTACTTTCATTTACTGTAGCTAATTTGCCAACGGGGTGCATATATGCTTCAGGTGTACTTGGTACTGATACTAGATCCCAACATAATAATTCAAAATCATCTTGTACCTCAACTGTTTCACCAATTTGTTTAACAGAACCCATACCTCGTGATGATATACCCAATGGAATACCAGCAGTAACAAGTTCCATTGCTATTTTACCTGATGGTGTATTTAATAATTCGAGACGACCCATTACTGCTTTACCATCCCACCATACTTTTTTAATGTTATGGGAAACATTTGATAAATTGATTACAGACGATTCAGGATGATCTAATTCACCCATAGCATTATTACTAGCTACAGGACCTTTAATATATTTTTCAACTTCACGCTGTAAAGTTTCAAATTTATATTTACGGCCATTGCCGTTTTCTCTGTCAGCTTCTTGTAGTTTACCTTCTAGTATCATTCTCCCACCTTTACTTTCAGTAAGTGTGAGTTTAGCTATACTAAAGGGAATATGTTCTATGAGTAGTTGTTTCATATATTATATGTTGTCTAGTCCTTTACGACCCATTGGTTCCATTCCGTCAAACATTTCCTTTAATTCTTCACGAATCATTTCCATTAAATCATCTTTGGTAAGTTTACTTTTTTCCTTATTTGGATTTTCACCCTTACCTATAGCATTAGTACCCTTAACAGTAGAGCGATGTTTATCAAAAATACTTTTATAAGCTGGTTTTTTGTTTTTATCGTCTGTTGTTTCTTTATTTTCTTTTACAGTTACTTTCTTCATTTTTTCACCAGTAGCATCCATTTTCTTTACACCACGTACTGTTTTAGCTACTAACGACATTATATCAATGCCGGATGTTTTATATTTTTGTGCTGTAGCTTTATCAGAGTCTTTTTTAGCTTTTTCAACATTTTTTACTGGTTGCATTCCCATTTTCTTGTCAATTACATTACCCATGTTTTTGTCAAGATATTGCATTTGACGTGCTTCTGGTTGGGCTGATTTTCCACCAATATATTCTGATTTATATCCTTCTTTACCAGCCATAAGGGCGGTTGTATAGTAGTATGGATCTTTTTTAAGATTTTTGATTACTATTTTAGTGGCTTCTTCCTTAGTTAATTCATGATCCTTTTCAATCTCATAATCAATACCAATCAATACCTCTTGACCATTTAGATTATTAATTTCACTAAATTGATCATACATTGACTTACCAGATGTATTAGTCCATTTACCTTTTTCATCAGCTTCGGTCAATATACCCTTATTTTTAAGGATACGAACGGAATCTTCAAATGAAGTTACATTGGTAACGTATTGAGGTAATGTCATACGTAAATTACGCATGAAATTAGCTTGTGACATGTTACCCTCTTGTAGATCGATGTATTGTTGTTTAATACTTTTCATTGTATATTATTGATTAAATTAGAATCTTCTTTTTCCGTAACGAGATTGTCTTTTAGCGTCGTATTCTTCTTGAAATATATTATCCCAAGCAAATGCTAGTTTTAAAGCATCATCATCAGGTATTCCTCTTTTTTTAAGAGCAGCAACGTATGTTCCAATAGTTGTACTTGTAGGCATACCAGAATCGTACCATATTTTTCTAGCTTCAGCTCTACCTATAAAATCTTCACCTGTTCTTTCAGCATCTCCTCTTATATCACCCTCTTCGTCATTAGGAAAGGCATAAAGCGTTTCATTTATTACTTCTCTAATTAATTCGCGTAATTGACTTTTTTTCATAGTTTTGTAATTTTTATCGACCTTGACCACGATATTTTTTAGGGCGTGGTGTATGTTTGTTATATGATTTTTTTGGACTTCCTGTTTTACGTCTACCAAACGTAACTTTTTTAACTTCGCTTGAACCTTTTTTAGCCATTATTGATTTAAATTTTTAATTTTATTATTTAAATGGTTTACCATTTCAGAAATAGCTGCTATATTACTTTCTGTTTTTTTCCAATATTTTAATCCTTCTTCACCTTCACTTAGCTCTTGTTTCATACGAGAAGTGTATTCAACAATACGATCAATTTCAGCTAATTTACGTTTTACTTCACGAATTGCTTTATGTAGTTGTTCATTTTTAGTACGGAATTTAACTTCGTTTTTGAATTTATGGTATGTTACTTCGTTAAGTAATTCTTCTTTAACTATATTTGTTAATGATTCTTGCATAGCAGCCTTTTTACCCGGCCATAATTGTTTTACTTGTACTACTTTTTTAGGTTTAATACCTTTAGCGGGTTCCCAACCTTCTTCTTCAGCTTGTTTAGTAGCGGCATTTTTACCTTTACCTTTAGAAAATGCCATTTTTGATGGTTGAACACCTACATCGGCCGAAACAGACATTTCATCTACTTGTTGACGTACTAATGATTTAATGTATTCTTTTAAATCCATTATTTGGTTGCTTTTAATTCGGCTATTAATTGGTGGAACTGTAGTAAAGCGATAATATTATCGTCTTTTACATTTTGATTTTTATCAAGTGGCTTTAATATATTTACTACTTCACTTAATTTAATCTGCACAGTTTTATCTGTTACAGATTTATTTAATTGATTTAATTCAGCTTTAATAGCTGCAAAATGATTATTAACAAATTCACGTAGTCTAACTGTATTAGATATATTATTAATATATTCCTTTAACACAGATTTCTGTGTGTTAGACATATTGCTATATTTGCTATTAAATCTTTCAAGAAGTGTTTTGTATACTAAAATACGTGTACCCTTATCCATAGAAAGATATTCTTCCATTACACGATCCTTTACCTCTTCTTTATTAACCTCTTTGCGTGTAATATGTTCAAGTAAAGTTACTTTGTTTTCAATAACTTGAGATGGCTCAACAAACTCTAGTGAGTTATGTGCTTCAATTAAATTAAAAGCAGCAGCATATTGTGAATAATTGTTAATCTTTGATTTGAAAAATTCTTCCAAATCATAAGTTTCACGAATATCTTTAATGATATTGTATTTTTCTTTACGTAATGCTGAGCGATTTAATCTTGAAGATATTTCAAGAGTTGCATTGATTAGTGATTCAGCTTTGCCTTCTGTTAATGATTTAGAATCAACTAATGCTTGATAAAGCTTATGTTCTTTAGCTAATTCTGATTTAGAAAAATATTTTCTAATTATGTTGATAGCAGCTGAATCCTTACCAGATACTGTATCTGAGGCAACCTGGCGAACCAGTAACTCAAATAATATTCCAGTATTCTTGAATTTGCTATGTTTAATTTTCATATATAATAGTATGCACTACCTATAAATATGTAGCTGTTATATGTCCTTGATATTTTTTTCGTCTAATAATGAGGATTCCTGCTCAAATAGATTTTGCTTTTTTATCATATCTGTTGGGATTCCTTTTAAGGCATCTCTGTGGCGATATGATTCAGCTAATGCTAATGGTGAACCACCTTTTGGTGTGCCACTACCTTCATCAGGAATATTTGCTGTGTATATTGGTGAATTTTCTTTATTGCCTAATCTATCTTTACCCATTGAATGTTTTTGTGTACCAATAATAGATGCTTTCTCTTCAGGACGACCAACAGGGCGTTTTTCATCATATCCAGGAGGCACAGCACCAGTATCACCAACACCATTTCTACCTTTACCATATAGGGTAGCAAGATCA